GTGGAGGACTACAAGAAGTTTGTTGGGATAAGTGCTTTCCCTGATTTTACTATCAAGTCAAAGGAAATGACATTAGAAAAATCTACAACGCAGGGATTTGATGCGCCTGCTGCAGTATTTTATGACGTTCCCACAGGAAAGCATTCTCTTGAGATTTGGTCAAAATTATATCTTCCACAAATGAATGCGCAATATTTAGTTTTTCATGAGTTCACTCATATTTGGGATGCAGAAGTATATTCTTTAAAAGATAAAGTAAAGCATATGTCAAACAAGGGATATACTGAGTTTCATGCTGCACAAGTTGATTTTATGAGAATACTAGGTGCTCGTAATATATATGAACCATTTTCTTTTGACATGGGCCAAAGAATAGAAACATACAGTGGGACCAAAAAGGCAAAAGATTTTGTTGAAATGCCATTAAATCTGGCAACGGAACTAATAACACGTTCAGATTTTCCAGCAAATATTGAGACTCTTGCAACAACTCTGGCAACTATTTTTAATTATTATGGTAGACGTTCTATATGTAAAATGTATGCTGACAATTATGCTGATGATAGCGACACGAGTACTATTGCATATTTCTTAGGCGCAGATACAATAAAAGCATTAGATGCGTATATGCTGGGCTGGTTTGATAAGAATAAAGTATCTCTTATAGATAAGCTTTATAAGAAAATGGTGCTAACTTTTGTATCAAAATATAATTTGTCATAGACAGATAAAGGCTCCGCATCACTGAAATTTATCCAGTGTCACGGAGCCTTTGTGTAGCTATGAAATTATACATCCACATCGATACTAACACCGGATTTTAGTTCAACGGTGATGTGGTCATCCCAGATAGTGATCTGCTTGATCCAGCGTCGTACCAGCGATTCGTCAAATTCGGTGAGGTGGGTAGTCTGTTGTGCAATATAATCCTGTAGATCATTGATCCGCTTTATCTGTTCGTCTCTTGCGGCAGTGTCTATAGTGGTCTGCTGACGCAGTTCTCGAAGCCTGAATATTTCATCGGCAATTTCGTCATAGGCTTCTTTGCTCTGGGCTTTCTGGATAAGCTCTTGCTGTAAGGCCATCAGCTTCTCGTCGATGTTCTCAACGGAGGTCGCCTGTGAAGCTCGGATGACTGCGGCAATGTTAAGCTGGAGCTGCGCCTGATAGTTACTTTTGTCACCGAGCATTTGATTGATGGCTTTAACAACAGCATCCTGAAGGACTAGCTCATTGATGGTTCGAGCGTGGCATTCAAGCCCGGTGGATTCTAACCTGCTGATGCAGCGCCAGACAATTGATTTGACGCCACGGTTGTTCCAGTGAAGCCTTCGGAACATTTCACCGCATTCGCCGCAAATGACAATCTGTGCAAAGCAGTGGTTGCAGCTGTAGGAGCGCTTTTTGCCATTGGCACTGGTTTTGACCACTCGCCTGCGTACCAGCTCTTCCTGCACCCGTAAGAAAATATCCTTCGGAATAATCGCCTCGTGATTATTCTCAACATAATATTGCGGAACAATGCCGTTGTTCTTGACTCTGGTTTTGTTAAGAAAATCTGTGGTGTAGGTCTTTTGCAAAAGTGCATCACCAATGTATTTCTCGTTACGGAGAATCTTGTTGATGGTGCTCGTCCACCATTTCTTTTTCCCGGCACCTGTCAAAATACCGTCCTTCTCAAGCCCTTTTGCAATTTTGTCCATAGAACTGCCCTCAAGGTATTCTCTGTAAATACGCTTTACCACCTCAGCCTGCTCCGGATCAATCACAAGGTTACCTTCCCTATCCTTTGTATATCCCAGAAAGTGATTGTGGTTTACCTGCACCTGACCATTCTGATAGCGAAACTGCAAGCCCATTTTCACATTCTGACTAAGTGATTGCGACTCCTGCTGAGCAAGTGACGCCATAATTGTAAGCAAAACCTCTCCCTTTGCGTCCATTGTATTGATGGATTCCTTTTCAAAGAATACCGGTATGTTTTTATCCTTAAGCATTCGTATATACTTTAAGCAATCAAGAGTATTTCTTGCAAAACGGCTGATTGATTTGGTGATTATCATATCAATTTCACCCGTCTTGCAGGCCTCAATCATACGATTAAATTCTTCTCTCTTTTTAGTGTTGGTACCTGAAATACCGTCATCTGCATAAATGCCGGCAAACTCCCATTCAGGATTTTTCTTGATATACTCGGTATAGTGCTCAACCTGAGTTTCATAGCTTGATGCCTGTTCATCGCTGTCAGTACTGACTCGACAATAAGCGGCAACTCTAAGCTTTGGCTTATCCTCCTGCCGTCGTGAGGTATTTCCAACCTGTCGTTTTGCAGGAATAATCATAACATTTCCCATCAAATGTCCCCACTTTCTATCAGACTATATATGTACTCTGCCTGTCTGATTGGATTATCAAAATTTTCAGTTATGCTGCCAAGCCTAAATGCTATTGGTGGCTTTTTTATTTTTTCAGGCTTGTAGCGATTGTTTCTACCTAACCTTGAGGAGCGTTCACTCAATTCCATTTTGGCAGCATTAAAAATTTCATTGTCTATTATTTGCGGGTAGAAGTCATCGCCAAGATAGTGCTTGTTTTGCAGCATATTCTTCACTCCGCAATGTCGCATATTAAGTCCTGCCCTCTTTGCCGCATCGACAAGAGAAAGTCCGCTAAGGTAATTCAAATAAACATTGCGAACCTGTTCGGCAGTGGCTTCGTCAACAACAGCCTTTCCGTCAACGATTATATATCCAAATGGCGTGTGTCCCATTAAATCATCTCCTCAAATGTAAGGCCACATCTCAGAACAAATCCTATTTTTTGTCGTGAATAAATCAAAATATGGTCAACAAATAGCTCAAATAAACTCTTATTAAAATCCGTCAGCATTTCACCGCGTTTGCAGTAATTTATCAGGCGCTCGGTTTCATAAACCTTTGTAGTATCACCCGCCACCGTATTATTCAGCGCCTCGATTTCACTTCTAAAATCACGAGCCTGTAAAAGTAATTCGTTGCATTCCTGCGTGTAAAGTATTTGGTCAATATAGCCTTGCGCCATCAATTTATGCAATGTACTGCGCTGCTCGGCATTCTGGTCAAGCTGGTTTTCAAGATATTGAATACGGAGCAAGGCTTCATCAGCTGTATTGCTTTGCATTGCTGCAAGATATGGCTTGAGAAGCAGTCTGTAACTGAAAATCAGCTTATTAAGCATAGTTGCAAACGCAAGCTTTAACGCATCATCTCTTACAAACAGCATTGAGCACCTGTTAGTATCAGACAGGTGAGTATTGCACACCCACGCAACATAGCTATTGTACTTGCCCTTATGAATTCTTCTGCGAAAGGTATTTCCGCACTCACCACAAATAAGCTTTTCGGAAAAAGCATATCTCTGCTGATATTTATCACTACCGCTTTCTATTCCCTTTTCGGCAGCCCTTTGTTCAATAAGTGCAGCGGTAGCATTAAAATCCTCGTGACTGATAATTGCCTCATGATGATTCTGTATTAAGTACCTGTTAAGCTCTCCGTTATTTATATGACGATTAAAATTACTGTCGGCATAGGTCTTCTGAAAAATGCAATCACCTGTATATTTTTCATTCGTAAGAATATTGTGCACACTTGTCGATGTCCACCTTCCACCCTTTTGCGTTGGCACCTGTTCAGCGTTCAACTTCTTAGCAATTGAGTACATTCCTTTACCTGAAAGCAGTTCTCTGAATATTCGCTTTACAATATCTGCCTGTTCAGGAACAACTTGCAGTCCACCTGATTCAAGCTTATAACCATAAGGTGCACTGCTTAATCTGTAAGTTCCGTTTTCAAAACGCTTTTTAATTGACCATTTGTTGTTTGATGAAATAGAAGCGGATTCGCCCTCAGCCATTGTGCTGAGAACTGACAGAAAGAGCTCGCTTTCCATAGAGCCGGTATTTATATTTTCCTTTTCAAAATATACCGGAATATTCAGGTTGAGAAGTGTTCTCACAATTTCCAGACAATCCATAGTGTTTCTTGAAAAGCGGCTGATTGACTTTGTAATTACAAAATCAATTTTCTTTGCCTTGCAATCAGCTAAAAGCCGCATAAGTTCCAGCCTTTTACTTGCCTTTGTGCCTGTTATGCCCTCATCGTAGTACACACCCGCAAAGCACCAATCATCTCGTGAATTGATGTAGTTTTCATAATGGCTCTTTTGTGCTTCCAAGCTTTCAAGTTGTGCATCAGTCGCCGTTGAAACTCGGCAGTAAGCTGCAACACGCAGTTTATCCTCGGCATTTTTTGCAGGTTGAATTTTGTCAATTTTCGTAACCTTTTTCATGATAACTCACCTCCCATTTCACTTGTATATACATCACTCTAAATGTCACAATTGTCAAGTTGTTTTCGGCATAATCTCGGCTAAAAATGGAGAGAATGTGTCACGATTTTTCTTTGTTAATTTGTTGAATTCTTCCAACGAGATAAGTCCTTTTTCAAGCATATCCTTAGCTACCCTCTGCGCCATAACATAGTTGTAGTCCTGTAAAAGCTCCGCATCTGTCAACGGCTTTGCAGACATTTTTAAATGTGACTCAACATCTGTTGTCTGGAATACTGTTCTCACTTCATTCTGCATAATACTACCTCCGTTTTTTTGTTATTCACTTTCCACTGGAGATAAACAGAGGTTTTGAGCGAAAAAAATCCCCATCAAGGAATAAAACTTCCTCGATGGGGATTTGGCTTTGTTAAAATAATGTTCTATTGTCTGTTAAGATAAAATCTCGTTTACTCTTTTCTGAACGGTGTTGTAGTTATAGCCGGCTTTGGTGAGGCGGTTTTTGCGGTCTGCGCCGTTGCCCCATTTGCCCTGAATTACCTCTCTTGCAATGGCATCAACTGACTTTTTGCCGGATGACTTTGGTGTATAAACGGTCTTTCCGTTTTCATCAAAGACAGAGTAACCGCTGTTTTTGTCGGCACATTTCTTTGCATTTGAAAGGTCATAAAAAGCACCCTTCTGCGACTTTGCGTCCTTCCAGCTTTTGCGTACACGATAGAGAGTTTTCTTTGATGTCACAGGTTTTGAACTGCCTAAGCCAAGCTGAGCGTTCACCTCCTTTGCAATCTGTCCGTGAAGATTGTAGAGATAATCACCCGGGCAGGACTTGTTCGCATAATCCCTGTGAACCGTCATATTGCAGCCGTTAAGGTGGTTCATTCTCTCTGACTTGTTTGTTGACCACACAAGCCTTTTGATGCCGTTTCTTTTGCAGATATCAACAAGCAGTTTAATCAAAGACTTGTACGCAACATCATTTACTCTGTATGGGTGGTAGGTATCGGACGCAACCTCAATGGTGATTGCTCGGTTATCGTTTGATGCAGACGAAGTACACCAGCTGCGATCCTTTTCCTCTACATACATTCCGATACGGCCGTCATAACCGATACCGTAGTTTGAGCTTGCCTCCTTGCTTGCGGACGCAAAGATTGAACCGAGAGTTTCAACAGAACACTGTCCGACAACGCAGTGAATTGAAACTGTATCAATCTTGTGATTGCGATTGATGTTTCTGTTTGGTGAAATTTTTGTGTAGCTAACTAATTTGCTGTTTGTGTATGACATTCAGTCGTCCTCCTTTTCACTTCTGTGGTGTAATTGTGCAAGCACATTTTTAATCTTTTCGGGAATGGGAAGTCCCAGATGTGCTCCGTTTTCAAGCAGTGACAAGCCCTCATTTGAGAGATAGAAGAAAATCACTGCCGTTCTCAGCACACTGCCCGTGCCGATAATGTACACATCAAGAAGATTCGCCACCCCCACAAGCAGAAAGATAATCACCTTCCTGCAAATGCCTTTAAAACCAACCTTGCTCGAAAGCTCTCTGTCGGCAAAGGCACACATCATTCCTGTAATGTAGTCGATAACTACAAATGCAATGAGTGCATACAGAAAGCCGTCTGCACCTCCGAGAAACCACCCGAGTGTTCCTCCAAGTGCGATGAATGCAGTCTGAATGCTGTTCCAAATCTGTTTCATAAATACCTCCTGTGTCTATTTTTTAACCCACTTGCTCCAGCTTGAATTCACCTTTGAACGGATATATACATCAAACGGAGTGTCCCTTGCCGTATATCTCTGTATCACAAGATTTGTACTGCAAGAAAATACTTCAAGCATACCGAATACAAGTGCCGGATAGTTCATATTCTCCTGCGGTACTCTTCGTCTGAAATAAATACCCTGCGTTGTAAGACTGTTAAGGCTGACATCGTCCTCAACAGAGGTCTGTATAATGCCCATAACAGGAAAGCCGTTCATATGTATTTCACCCGTCACATCAAGTGCGGATTGTGGGTTTGGATTGTTAATGCCTACCTTTTGTTTGCGTAAAGATACAAGCGGTGTGCCCTGCGGAATTAAATAGTACAGGTCTGTAATAACCGACTTTTCCATAGCATCACGGATTTCAATATGAAAGTCATATGACATATTCACATCAAGATTCATAAGCTGAAGATTTGAGTACGAATAGCTTGTGTCGTTCATTTTAAGGTTGCTTAAAATGTCAACAAAATTTCCGTAGTTTGCATCACTTGTCCTCTTGTATTGGTAGCGAAAGGATAAAAGCTGATTGTGATTTACCCCGTCAATTGTGATTGGTGAGTATGAACCGTTGAAAATAAGCTGGATTTCCGACTCAATCTCATTTGTTCGTCTTAGTGTAATCGTACTGAGATTCGGACTGCTGTACGGAATAACGGTAATCGTCTTTTTAATGCTCGTTGTGTAACCTCTTGAGTCCGTAACCGTGACCATAACCACCACATCACCGCTTTTTGCAACAGTGCCGAGGTTCAGCTCCTTTGCCGTAGTGCTTGACTTGCTCACACCGTTACAGCTTACCGTGTAGCTTGTAATCTTCGATTCATTCCTCGGTTTTGCCGTAAGGGGAGTAACCTTGAGATTTGAATAGTTCTGAATAAACAGCTTTGAGTTGCCCGTAACGGCAGTGGTCTTTAAATTGGTGTCAAGATAGATAAACCCGTTAATTACAGGCCTTGAGCTGTGCGATGTGGTGGTAATCTGACAATTCCTTTCAGAAATGCCTACATAGGTTGAACCCTTGTATGTGGTGACCGTTAGCTTTGCCGTAATGCTTTTGTCCTCATACATTGCCTTGAGAATACCCGTTCTGCTGTCCGTAGGAATGGTAATAATCCTGTTTGCTGTCCCCTTGTTCCACGCAAGTCCCGATATGCCAGTTATCGGAATACCTCGTATGGTAATCGTAATGTTGTGTTTAAGACCTGCGTCATTTACCGTTGTGTTTACTGATACGGTCGGATTTTCCGTATCTATGTAAATCGTGTCAATTCTATTGACAACCGTTGTCTTTGCCATATTGCCTCCTAATCAAGAATTACAATGTTGAGTCCCTGCGAGCTGTCCGTCATCGGAATCAGCTTTGTTCTGCCGATTGTAAGCTCACCGTCAACTGTGGTTTTCTTCGTCTGAGTTTCGTCCTTGTTTAGTGTGAATATCTTTTCACCGTTGTAGTAGCCGGAAAATTCAGTGTTTGTAATTACTGTTTTCTGCGAGGACTTGCTGTTTGAAACCTCAATGCCTTTGCGGTCAATCTTTACCTCGTTTGTGTATATCTCGTTCGGTGCAGGCGACCAGTGTTTGATAATACTTCCGTCAGTAAGCATAAGGTCGCTTACCTTAAGGGAAGAACCACGGCTGTAAATAAATACTGTAATCTCACCGTCTGATACATCTGGAAGTACAACCGAAAAATCCGTCCAGTCAAAGCTGTCCTTTGTATTAAAAAGATATTCTCTTTTAACTCCGTTGTACTGAACATACATATATGCACTAAGCTGTGAATAGCTTTTCTTTGCTCTGAGTGACAGCACAAAGGATCTGTCGGCAACCGAGTTATACACACTTTGCGACAAGGTGCTTTCCGCACCGAGTACAAAAGCAGAACCCGAAGAGGTATGACTGATTACATCTGTATCGGAAAGTACAGTGACCAATCCCGAATACTCCCAATCATCCGAAAGTCCGTTGAGAGCCGATGAGTTTAAAAGATAGTTCTTTCCGCCCGTGGACTGCTCGTTGATTTTAAAGGAAATGTCCTCTGCGGTCTGTTCAAGTGTTGATGTCCTTTCCGTAATTTCAGCAATACTGTCGCTGAGTTTGTCGGTATCCTCTGTTTTTGTATATGCACTGAGGTGAACCTCACCGCTCTCCAAATCCCACCACGAGGATTTATCAGCCGAACTGATTACTCCCGCCTTGATGATGTTTGCCATAAGCGTTCCGCTTGTGATAAAGTTTGCCACGATTTTTCCGTCAGCCGTAATCGCAGTTTCATACGGGCCGTTGTATCCACTCTTTGAAAAACCTAAGCCACCGACATTCCACCGCCACACATTCCTTGCATCGTACAGATTTTCGTTGTCAAGAATCAAAAGTTCATACGGCTTGCCTGTAACAGAATCCGTGTGCATAACAACAAAGCCACCTTGCTGACCTGAAATCAGCGAAGTGGCATTTTTAATAGCAGTATTCATAAGTAACGGAAAGCTGTCGGTTTCCTTTTTGATTTTATCGGTTGTACTTTTGATTTCTGCAACCGTATTCACAAAGTTTGATTTTGCCGTTCCGAGTGTGATTGATGAATATTTCTCGGCCAGTGCGTCATATACGGTTTCAATAACCTTCGTCTTTACCTCAATATTCATATCTGCGTGTCTGACGGTCACTGTGTCGCAGAGGTTCACCTTTTCGAGGAACTGCGAATATTCGGGCTGTTGCCATAGCGGTTCAAACGACACCTTCACCGTGGGAGTTTCGTCACCGAACGGATTCTGTTTGATGTATGACTTCGCCTTTTCTCGAAGTGTGTCCTCGGTAACGGTTTCTCCGTCCTTAAAGAAGGACGAAAAGTCCTTGATTAAGGTTTTCTCTCCCGCATATTTTTCGACAACAGGAAGTACGGCTTCCGAAAGAGTAACCACATTTTCGGTATCACCGTTCTTTACAACCGCATAGGGCAAAAGGTGTGTATATACCGATGAAAAATCATTGTCCTGCTCAAGTGAGGTGAGGTTCTTGCCGTATTCAATCACCACACCGTTGTCCTTACCACGCTTTGAGTGGAGAATGACATCAAGCATATCCCATTCGTATTCACCGCCCCACACATCAAGGACTGAACCTTCCGTACCGCCCAGAACAGCACGAACGCTCATCGGCCTGTCGACTGAAAATGCCCTAGGTGCAGAAAGGTCGGTTTTGCAATTAAAGCTGTGCTGTGATGAGGTGCTTGAAAAAATCCTCTCGAGTGCAAGCTGTGGTGAAACCGATTTGCTCTCAAAGCACAACACGCCAATGCCCGACAAATCATATGACATATGCTGTGCATACACTGTGATGATGCCGTTCATCGGTGTTGTAATTCTGTATATGCGAAACGGCTGTGACCTTGATGTGTCATTCGGCTTAACGAGTATAACCCTGTCGTTTTTAATCTCATCAAACAATGCACCGTGCAGAGGATATTTCATCACACATTCAAACGCACCGTTTCTCTCCTCTGTAACTTTGCAAAAGGTGCAGTCCGACAGCACACCGATTCCGTAGGTGTCAAACTCGGTTTCATCTGCTCTGTATAAAATCGGCATCATAACGAACACCACCTTGGAAATACTGAACCGTCTGTTATGCCACCGCCGAGAATAAACCTGTTTTCACCCCTTACAAGCAAAGGAAAACCCGTGCCTGTAACCGTATCATTTTTCAGCGTGTTGTCCTTGTAAAAGCACATCTTTTCGCTGTCAATCTCAATGAACTCATCAATATTGTTGAAAGTCCATTCATGCCTGCCGTTTTCGTTATCAATGGTAAGCGTACCCGCACCGTTGCCGTTAAGATGAATAAGCGGTCTGCTCTCAAAGCTGTACGGATTCACAAGTACGGTTTCACCCTTTGACGGCAAGGTCACTCTGTAAATATCCTCGCTGACCTTCTCGAGAGAATGCCATGCGGTTTCGTCACTGATAAATGTATATAGGGCAAACCTTGCATTCTCCTTTTTCCAGTTTTCGTTTACCTTAAGATATATTCTGCTCTTATCGGCATCTGAATAGTAGTCCCAGTAGCCGTCTGTCCACGAATTTGTATTCAGTACAAACATATTCTTACCACTCGGCACAACAAGGTCTGCCGTCTGATTCCAACGGTTGCTCCAGTCGTTTTCCAGCTTTGAACCGTCCATTCTGCAAAAAATCATATACGGAAAATTCAGCACCACATCAATACTGTGCGGTAACTCACCATCAATGTCATATCTAAACGGCTTGCAGTTAAAGCTTACGGTAAACACACCGATTTTGTTAAGCTCATCTTCAATGTCAAGCGAGGAGTTAAAAAGAGCATATCTGAAAAATCTTTTGTCATAGCTGTCCTTTAGTATGTGATACCTGTCGGGCTGTGCATACAGCCATGCCTTGATTTTTGTAATGCTGTCAGCAAGCTGTTGACTGTTCTTTGCAGACAGATATACAGAATAGCTCACCTGTGTATTTTCATATCTGCGATTCGGTACAATCAAATTACCATTGCGACCGGGGATTGACACAAAGGAAGAGTCATACTTTGGCGAGGAGTACACATTCTTTCTCTGTATATGAAGCCCCATATCAGATGACCTGATGCCGTTGTATTCAAAATAGTTCACGCAAATACCATTCCTTTCCTTTTGGCAAACTGACCTGCAGTTTCCATAATCTCGTTTGTAAGCTGAGAAATATCGTCATTTGAGTAGTTGTTAAAATTTGCAATATTCAGCACAAGCGAAAGACCGCTCTTGCCGAAAGCAGCAGAATTTGAATTATCAACCAATCCTTTAACATTTCCGTCAATGCTGAAATCAGTCGGCAAAGCAGTTTTCATATCATCAGCAAGTGAGTTCATAACACTTGAAACATCACTGCTCATACCCTCGGCGGCACGAACAGCCATATCACCGTTCTTGTCAATAGAGCCGGCAAGACCCTTGACGAGCATTTCGCCGACCCATGCCATTTCCTTTGATGGTGAGTGAATGCCAAAAAAGTCGCAGATGCCGTCCCAGATACCCGAAATCCAACCGCTGACTGAATCCCAGAGCCACGATGCAAGACCGCAGATACCGTCCCACAAGCCTTTTACAATGTTACCGCCAATTTCAACAATCTTGTACATAAGTGAACCAAAGGACTTTACAATGCCTTCAATAATCTTAGGTACCGCCTTTACAATTTCCTTAATGATAGTCGGCAGATTCTTAACAAGCGAAATCAACAAATCAATACCCGCCTGAATTATTGCCGGAATATTGTCAATAAGAGCATTAACAATGCCCGAAATGATGTCGGGGATTGCATTCACGATTGTGACTATGATGGTGGGCAGAGCCTTGACAAGTGAAATGAGCAAGTCAATGCCTGCCTGAATAATCTGCGGAATTGAATTTATTACCGCATTTATAATTCCGTTGATAATCTGCGGAATTGCCTTGACTATTGATGTGATAATATCGGGCAAAGCACCGACAAGAGAGGTCAGCAGCTTAATGCCTGTCTGTATGATTTGCGGTATTGAATTTAAAAGAAATGTAACTATGCCCATGATAATCTGAGGCAGTTTAGATATGAGGTCGGGAAGTGCATCAAGAATACCCTGTGCAAGTGCTGACACAAGTTCAAGTCCTGCGTCAAGAATTGACGGCAAGCTGTCCAGAAGTCCCTGTACAATCGTCATAACCGCATTGACCGCAGTAGGAATTAAAGTAGGCAGTGCATCTGCAAGGCCCTGTACGAGAGTTGCTACGAGCAAGGTTGCCGACTCAATCAGCAAGGGCAGATTTTCAACAATTGCATTTGTAATTGTTAATAAGGCTGACACCGCAACGGGAATCAGCTGTGGCAAAAGCTGAAGCAATCCCTCAAGCACCTGTGCAAACAATTCTGCAAGAGTTTCCAGAACCGTGGGGAGCATTTCACCTGCCGATTCAAGCAGTGTGGTAATGACTATCGGCAAGGCTGAGACGAGATTTTCCACAATAGGCGAGATGTTTTCAAGCACGGTCTGAAATGCCGTTACAACATTTTCACACAACTCACCGAGGTCAGCGTTTGCGTCACCAAATCCTACCACAAGGTTTGTGACCGAGGATTTCAACGCATTAACCGAACCCGAAATTGTACCCTCCGCCTCTTTTGCAGTAGTACCGGCAATATCCATACTCTCCTGCATAACATGGATTGCATCGACCACATCGGCATATGACGAAATGTCATACTTAACGCCCGATATTTTTTCTGCGTCAGAGAGAAGTCTTTGCATTTCCTCTTTAGTACCGCCGTAGCCGAGTTTAAGGTTATCGAGCATGGTGTAATTTTGCTTTGCAAATCCCTGATATGCATTCTGAATGAGCGACATATCCGTACCCATCTTGTTTGCGTTATCTGCCATATCCGTGATTGCCATATCTGCATACTTTACCGACTTGTCCGTATCACCGCCAAGCGACTGAATGAGGCTTGCGGAAAAGCCTGTAACGGTTTCCATGTAGTCATTTGCAGAAAGGCCTGCCGTTTTATAGGCATTAGATGCGTAGCTTTGCAGTTTCTGCGATGAGCCCTTGAAAAGTGTATCAACACCGCCGACAAGCTGTTCATAGTCGGCATAGGCAATAACTACCTCCTTGCCGAGCTTAACGGCAGTTGCGGCAGCCGCAGTAACAACCGCACCCATTGCCACACCGACACCCTTGAGTACCGAACCAAGCTTTGAAAATCTCTCCTTCGACTTATCCGCCTTGTCGCCTGCGTCCTTGATTTCATCGCCCATGTCGTCAGCACTCTTGGCAGTATCATCAAGCCGACCGTCAACCTTTTCAAGAGATTTTTCTGTACCCTCAATATCCGTCTTTGCCTGTTCAAGTGCAGAATTATTACTGTTCAGTTCACGCTCCATACCGTTGAGTGATGCCTCGGCATTGTTAAGCTGAATTTGCCAGCTTTGTGTTCTTCTGTCGGTTTCACCAAAGGACTCTGATGCATTTGCAAGTGCCTGTCGCAAGGTTTCAATCTTCTGCTTTTGTGCATCAATCTCCTTATTAAGAACCGTATTTCTTGCAGACAAAGCCTGAACGGAATTGTCATTCTTATCAAACTGCGAGGACACAAGCTTCATCTCAGAGCCGAGCACCTTAAAGCTCTGATTGATTTCAGCAAGCGACTTTTTAAATTCCTTTTCGCCCTCAATGCCAAGCTTAAGTCCAAAACTATCCGCCATATTCTCACCTCCTCAAGGCATAAAATCAAATTCCTAACGGTATAACATCATCAATCGTCAAATTTCTTTTCGGGTTTGTGATTCCGTTATACTGCTTATGGCACTCCCACAAATCAAGCAAAAGTCCGAACGGCATGAGCCACACTTCTTCCTGCGAAAGATTTAGGTGAGCAAGTCCGTAATAAAGAAGTCGGGTGAACAGCTCAGCGTCTGTTACCCGACTTTCGTGTTTTTTGAGATTTGCTCACTTTCAATGTTTCGCTTTGTGCCTTTCTGCATTGAGTCCATAATTGCATTCTTGTATTCAGCAAGGTCAAACGGTGAGGTTAAAAGCTCAACCTCGTCCTCACAAAGCAAAGGCTTTTTGCTGTTCGGATTTTTCAGATTGTAAATCATAACACTCTGGTTTGCAAGCAAGGTGATAAGCCAGATGATTTCATCAAGTGCCATTTCAAAATTTTCACTTTTCATAAGCCTGTCACCGAGGTTTTCAAGTCCGCCGTATCTTTTGGCAATTTCCTTTGTTGCCCTTGTTGTGAGAATAAGCTCATAATCGTTTTCACCAATTTTAATAATACTTCCTCTGTCAGTCATAACGCACCTCCGTATTTATTCAGCATAGGTCGGCTCATACACTTGAGTGTACCAACCGCTGATTGTATCGCTTGCGACCCCTGTATCGTCCTCTGAAATTTCAGCTTTCCACGGGTGCTTGCCCTGCGTGTCAGGCTTGTTTCTCCTTGTCACAGTACCCTCGATTGACGGAGTGGAAAACTCGATGCTTTCGCCCTTTGTGGTAAGATTGGTTGCAGGAATGCCAAACTTCACTCTGTAAAGCCAGAAGTAACGATACTTGCCGTTCGCTTTCTTTGCACGAAAACCGATTGCAACGGGCGGTGCTCCGTCCTCAGATGCGGAAACCAACACCTTGTTTTTGTCGATTGTCGCACCGGTCAAATCCTCTGCAACGGCTGTTCCGATGTTGTCAATACCGAGTGTAAGCGTACCGCTCTGAAATTCCTTTACAATTTCCGATGCACCGTCATCTGCATAGAGTGTCGCCTCGGCAAGCTCTACCGAAAGTTCCGCACTCATCGCCTTTGCAAGCGGAATAGGTGTGTCATAGGTTTCGTTTCCGTCAGAGTCCTCCGTGATTTTTGCGTAATACAGCTTATCAAGTCCGATTGTTGCCATAATCTATCTCCTCCAGTTCATAAGTTTTTAATGCGTCAATAGCATAGTGATGATAGCCCGTGTCGCTCTCGTAACCGATATACAGCCTGTCGGTTATTGAAATATCACTTTGAAAAAGAGCGGTCACAAGCTTGTATTTAAGTGCAGAATAATTACCCTTTGAAAATATAGAAATTCTCACTTCCTGTCTGTCAAAGGTCGGCATATTGTCGCAGTGCATATCAAAGCCGTCCGAAAGCGGAGTGAGAACAATGTATTCGTCAGGTACTTTGCCTGAAAAAACACCTGTTTCAACCTTGATGTTCAATCCCTCTGCAATACTCTTGATTTCAGCAAGCAAACTCATATGCTTCTTACCTCCTCATCAAGCGTGTTAATCATAACTGTCATACACTCCTTGCGTGACGCTGATTTTGCGGGTTTCATAAACGGCTTTGGTGGCTGACCGCTTTTGCCGTATTCAATTATGCTCGCAATTTTTGCATTACTCTCGTCATTTGTTCTCGGCTCTGAAAAGCCTATTTTGATATTCAAATTGCCGTTCTTGTCCGACAAAACAGGGGACACACCGAGTGAGCGTTCAAGCTCACCCGTTGAGCGTGACTGCGTTTTTGTGTCCTTGCTGATGACATTTCTGAGATTTGTTCTCACCTTTTTCAGAACAACCTCAGCACCGGCATTGAGTACCCTTCCGCACACATCATCGGTTTTGTTCCCAAGTCTTGAAATTTTGAGTAAAAACTCCTCCGGCATTTTCATTGTGCATCTAGCCACTTGCTTCAACCTCCTTTGCGAGAATTTCAAGATACATTCCTCTGCCTTTTACATTCTCAACAGAGGTGATTTCAAACCGCTTTCCGTCACAAAGGATGAGCATATCGGTTGTAACCTCAATGTGCGGAATACACCTCAGACGAAACAGATCAGTCGCAACGGAAAATGTCGCCATATTCGCCCACCGTTCACTGCCGTGTCTGCCCTCACGATATGCTCTCACGCTTGCTACTGTTTTCAGTCTTTCATTCTTAAAGCCCTCATCATCGGTTTCAATCACCTTTTTCATAATTTCAACAGGTGTGTTCATGTTTCCAAAACTCATAGCTACACCTTCCAGTTTCTGTCAAGCCTTAAAAGCAGATTGACCGTGTTCCACACCTGAGCCGATGCGTTTGTGCTGTCAGCAAAGAATCCGCCCGTTGAGCCATCTCTGCTTTCGTAGAAATGGCTCGCAAGCATAATAACTGCCTGCTCGGTAGTTGCAGGCATTGCGTGTGTGGAGTAGTAACCCTCATCAATGTGTTGATAGCTTTCGGCATAGGAAACCGATGCAGTGATGTACTGCTCAAGAAGTGCATCGTCCTCAGAATGTTCAAGTATGAGATTTTGCTTTACTTTTTCAAGCAGTTCATTCACTAATTTCATCACCTCAGGATTTTTTCATCTGTAAGAGTTTGATACCCTCTGTAAGAATTACCTTACCGTCAACTCTCTCAGTAGATACATAACCAATCTGACCATTGGTAGCATACAATTCATTAAGTCGCTGTACCGTTCTTGAACCTCTGTCGCCAATCCAGTAATTTGAAAAATCGCCAAAGGCAATAGGGAGTGAATTTGTTGTTGCAACAGGTGCATACGGTGTTGTGTAAAGGTCATAGCCAAGAAGCTTATCCGGCTGATCAGCCTGTACTGACGGTTGCCAGAGATACGCACCGTTGTTATCCTTGAGTTTTCTGAGAATTGCAACGGTAGAGTCATTCATAAGAAACTTTGCATTTCTTCTGTACGGTGATTTGAGTGAATACACAAGGCTGATAACTTCATCAGCAGTAATTGCAGTTGCACCAGCAGCCGTAACACCAACTTCACCACCTTTGACCGTAAAAATACCTGTTGGCTGATTTGTACCTGTGCCAACGCAGAATGCCTCCTCTTCAGCAATACCGAAGGCTCTTGCAAATTCTTTCATAAGGTAATCCTCAATATCAAAGGCTGAATCCTGTAAAAGCTCTGTACTTACCCTACAAAGATCTGTAAGTTTAAATGCGTCAAGCTGCTTCTGTCCAAAGGTTGGATTACTTTCCGTGTACGCCGCATTCTCGGCCGTCCACTGAGCAACAGAATGACCCGTGGCAATCGGAATTTTGCGTTCATGCTGGGTTGTGATTACCTTCGCAAGAGAGCGTATAATATTCTCCTCCTCAAGTGCAGAAACAATGCTTGTTTCAAATTCCGTGGGAACAAGAAAACCACCGTCAGCGTCTGTACCCTCAGAGAGTACATTGTGAACCTGTGCTCTGCCACGAAGATGATTCTGAAAATCCTCTCTGTATTCATCACTTGCCCTGCCTGTCCTTTCAGGCTTATTGTCAACCGGTGTGGTGACAATCGGCGTATTTACCGCTTTGTTAAGTTCCTTTTCATGCACCTCTCTGCGTTCCATTCTGTGAATTTCATTTGTAAGGCTATCAAGCTCATCCTCCATATTCGAGTACGTCGCATCGTCCTCCGCCTTCAATACACCCATATCATTTCTGTGTGTATCAAGAAAGCCCTCCATAGTATTCCAGAGCCTTGCCCTTTTTTCTCTTAATTCTGTAATAGTCATGTTAACTTCTCCTTATTAAAGTAACTTTTTGTAAAGTTGCATCTTTAACTCATCAACTTTTCGTCCTGTCTTGCCAACAGAATGCTTATTCTTGATTTTGTTAATGAGTGCCCTCTCAACCGCATCTTCGGAAAAAGAATACCCTTCCGTTTCAGCGGTCTTCTTATCGTCCTTAAGAATGTCGTCGGCAAAACCAAGTTCAACAGCCTTCTTTGCATTCATCCAGGTGGTTTCATCCATCATATGCGAAAGTTGCGTATATGAAAGCCCCGTGCGTAATTCATAAGCATTTATAATGCTCTCCTTGACCTCATCAAGCATCTCAATCGCCTTTGACATATCTCTATGGTCACCAAAGGCGGTTGTTGCCGGATTGTGAATCATCATAAGGGCGGTAGGTGCCATACACACCCTTGTACCAGCCATTGCAATAACCGAGGCCGCACTTGCAGCAATACCATCAATTTTAACCGTCACATCATGTGGATAATCCATAAGCATTGAATAAATCTGACTTGCCGCAACGCAATCTCCACCCGGAGAATTAAGCCAAATTGTAACGGGACCACTTCCTGTAAAAAGCTCATTTTTAAACATCTGCGGTGTTACATCATCGTCAAACCAACTTTCTTCTGCAATAGTTCCGTTAAGTTCAAGAACTCTTTGTACAGTTTCATTTTCTTCTGTATGATTTTTCCAATTCCAGAACCTTTTCGCCATTTGTATTTTCCTCCTTTTCATTATTCTTTTCAGCAAAAGCCCCCGCATCGCTCAGCTTTGTCATACTGCCATTCACGAGATACAGATTTCCACCCTCCTCGTCAGAAATACGGTCGAGATTTTCAAGCTCTCGTATATCGTTTGCCGACATCCAGCCGTTTTGCCTTGCCGTTGCATAGCCACTCATTCTGCTTGCGTAGTCACCACGCAGAAGTCCGTCAACATTAAACTTCACAAAGTACGAACTTTTTTCATTTCTTGAAAGTAAGGAGCGGAAAATTGACTGCTCCCAACGCACTATCCACGGCTCAAGTGTGTACTTCACAAATTCAAGTGACTGCTGTTCAATATTAGAAAAGCTCGATTTTTCAAGGTCACCCACCATATGCGGAGGCACTCTGAAAATTCGAGCTATCTCATCTATCTGAAATTTTCTGGTTTCGAGGAACTGCGCCTCGTTCGGTGAAATTGAAATCGGTGTGTACTTCAGTCCCTCCTCAAGCACGGCAACTCTATGACTGTTGCCGCTTCCCGCAAAGGCGGCATTCCACGAATCACGAACCTTGGATGGGTCTTTAAGCGTACCCGGATGTTCAAGCACACCGCTGGGTGACGCACCGTTTGCATAGAACTTACTACCGTATTCCTCGGCGGCAATGGCAAGACCGATTGCGTTCTTTGCCATTGCAATAGGCGAGTATCCGACAAGTCCGTCAAATCCAAGTCCGGCAATATGCAAAACCTCATACGGTGAAAGCCTTACCGTTGCACCTTTCATTGTTCTTGCGTCATCGGAGCTTGTGTTGTACTGATAGTAAAGATTACCGCTTTTATCTCTGTCAACTGCCATTCTGTTCGGCATAAGAGGATAGAGGGCAACAACATCGCCCTTGCCATTTCTTATGATTTGTGCATAGGCATTGCCCCACAAAAGCAGATGAGTCATCAAGGTTTCTCTAAAAGCAAATGAAGTCATTTCGGGATTAGGCTCATCGTGCAAAAGAAAATACAACGGATGTTCAAGCGCCTTTTCTTTGCTCCCGTCAGAATTGTATCTGTAAAGGTGGAGAGGAAGTCCTGCAACCGCCTCTGACAAAATTCTTACGCAGGCATATACCGCAGTCATCCGCATTGCACTTCTTTCTGTTACACATTTGCCAGCACTGCTCTGACCATAGAAAAATCGGTAACCACTGCCAGATGTGCTGTTTTTCGGCTTATCCCGTGAGTGAAACAAACCGCTTAAAATACCCATAAAATCACCACTCTTTCGTAAAATGGGCAAAAGAAAAACACCTCTTTTGAGATGCTTTGAAAAATATATTTACTTTTTATGCTCATATATATCTGCATAAAAATTGACTGATGTCATATAAACAACAATCCTCGGTCATCATAAACCGATGCACAGTTATTGTTTCCACAACGAATTGCTCTGTCAAGTGCCATAATTGTAGCAATCGCACCGTCAATTTTCTCCGTGGATTTTTCTTTGTCTGCCTTTATGTTGCCGGCCGGGTCAGTTCTGACAAATATGTTATCCATATTCCAGCGGAGTACAGGGTGACCGCCGTGTGCGATTTTCTGTTCAAGAGTTAGTTTCATAAGCTCCTTTGTGGGTGGTGACATATCCTTAAATCCCTGACCGAAGGGAACAACGGTAAATCCCATACCTTCAAGGTTCTGTACCATCTGAACCGCACCCCAACGGTCAAATGCAATCTCTCGAATGTTAAATCTCTCACCGAGCTTTTCAATGAATTTTTCTATGTAGCCGTAGTGAATAACATTACCCTCCGTGGTCTGCAAATATCCCTGTCGCTCCCACACATCATACGGAACATGGTCACGCTTTACACGCAAATCAAGCGTATCCTCGGGTATCCAAAAATACGGAAGAATAACATACTTATCCTCTTCATCAAGCGGAGGAAATACAAGCACAAATGCGGTAATATCCGTTGTGCTTGAAAGGTCAAGACCTCCGTAGCATATTCGTCCACGAAGATCATCTTCATTGACTGCAAAGGTACACTTATCCCATTTGTCCATCGGCATCCAACGAACTGCCTGCTTTACCCATTGATTGAGGCGTAGCTGTCGAAATGAATTCTCTTCACTCGGATTTTGCTTTGCCGATTCGCATGCTGTCTGCACCTTGTCAATTTCTACCGTAATGCCGAGTGAAGGATTGGCCTTTTTCCACACCTTCGGGTCTGTCCAGTCATCACTCTCATCAGCACCGTAAATTACAGGATAAAAGGTCGTGTCGATTTTTCTGCCCTCTAAAATATCTTTTGCTTTCTGATGAGTTTCATAGCAGATTGAATGTGTGTCCGTACCAGCTGTTGTGATCAGAAAATAGAGAGGTTGCATTCGTGCGTCACCACTGCCTTTTGTCATAACATCAAATAGCTTTCTGTTAGGCTGGGTGTGCAGTTCATCAAACACAACACCGTGAATATTAAAACCGTGCTTTGAATAAGCTTCGGCTGACAATACTTGATAGAATGAATTTGTCGGAATATAGATTATTCGTTTCTGCGACGCAAGAATTTTTACACGCTTGCTAAGTGCGGGACACATACGCACCATATCGGCGGCAACCTCAAATACGATACTCGCCTGTTGACGGTCGGCTGCACAACCGTAAACCTCGGCTCGCTGTTCACCGTCACCGCAGGTCAGTAAAAGGGCGACAGCGGCGGCAAGTTCAGACTTGCCCTGCTTTTTAGGAATTTCAATGTAGGCAGTGTTAAACTGCCGATAGCCGTTTGGCTTGAGTGTGCCGAACAGGTCACGAATAATCTGTTCCTGCCAGTCGATAAGTTCAAATTTCTTACCTGCCCATGTGCCTTTGGTGTGACATAGGCTTTCAATAAAAGCAACAGCAAAATCTGCACTCTCCTCGTCATAGTAACTGCCCTTAGCCCTAAATTTTGTAGGCTTGTACTTCTTCAGCTTTCTCAAAATCTCACCTCCTCACGGCATAAGAAAAGACACCACATATGTGATGCCTTTTGTGCGTTGATATTTAGTTTGAAGAATCTATCTCTTTCAAAATATTTTGGGACACAGCACAAACTTGTGAAAAAATCAAGTTTATGCACTGAAATGCACAAAATTTAAAAAATCGACACTTTCTGCACTAAAAAGTGGTGGTAACTATCTGATTGTCAAAATAAAGAAATAAGCATCAGTTATTTCTAACCAATGCTTAATAATTCTATTTTTTGGTATGCTATTTGACTTTTATTTTATACAAGCCGAAGGGAATCTTACCAGAATAATTTATATTTTTTCAATTCCTTTTTTTCTGAGTATTCTCTTATAATCCAATCTAAAAGTTTTTCATATGCAGGTTTATTTTTTTCGTTAAATAATACATCTAAATTATTTTGTATAAGTGGCTTACCACTTTCATTCATACATAGGAATTTATATCCCCAGCCATCACGATATCCCCAATTATTTGGTAAATCCCATCCGGATATATCTCTTGTTTTTTCAAACAATTCCCATTTTACCAAAGGTAAAAGAGTATCAAAAACATAGTCCAAACGATATCCAAAGACTGCTATTACTTTATTACCGGAGTTTAATATTTCAATCTTCAGTTCTTTCAAACACAAATTTGCTGATACTTTTTGACGATATCTATCAGTGATTGTATGATCATATTTCATAAAGTAAAATTGACTGATATAATCCTTAGAGTTAAATTTCATAAATGCACCACATTTAAATTATTCTATTCAAATCTATGATAATATTATATCAAATCAAAATCAACTAATCAACACCTATGAACTGAGTTATAGATAGTCCTTAGTATCTTCTCCTGCTCTTTCTCATCAACACCAATGCTTTCGAGGGCCTCTCGTGTGCCACAGTCGGGGCAGATGACGGTTAAACTGTCTGCCCTTGAAACTGCACCGTGTCCGGAATAAACCCCGCCACAACGGGGACAGGTGCGTAACTGAACAAGGTTATCGGTCATTTTCGTACAACTCCTTTGACTTGTGATAGGCATTGAGAAGTATCTGCTTGTCAAAATAAAAGGTATCGTAACCGTCAAGGCAGGTGTTGAGGTAGAAAAGGCTTGGTACACCGATTTGCCTTTCCTCGTGCATAATGTAGGCGAAGGCGGTAACCGTTCTGCGATTGCCTGTTCTGATGCCCTTGTATTGCACCTTGATGTCCTTCTTGTAGTAGAAGGTCGGATAGCCTTCATAACGGTCGAGTGCTTTTTCATCGGATTCGCTTACCTCCCAGATTACCACAGGCACAATGCCGTTTTCCTTTTTCTCAATCGTAAGGTACGAACCCGACTTGCTCCCTTTGAAAAGCAACTCCCAGCCTTTCATCTTTGCCGTACCGAGAATTTTCGCATTCGGGCATCTCGTTTTCATCTGCCTTACATTCAGGTTACTTCCGTAGGCTATGTATAACCTTTTCATAAAATCAATCCTTTCCGAAGATATGTTCTTCTACCACCTTAAGACCGCCAAAGCGGTCAGTGGGGCATTTAACCTAATCACTTCAAGCAACTCTGCCGTTCCTAAAAGCCGTGTCGCCCGAAAGTCTGTTTGTGAACACATCTCTCGCTGTCTTGAACTCGTCACCGATAAAACCAAGTCGCAAAAGCCAAGTTCTCATTGCGTATTTTGGATTTTCTGTTTGCTGAGGTTTTGCACTTGCCGACTTAACTTCCTTTGCCATTTGGCTGAGTGCCAAGCAAAGCTGAATGTAGCTTTTTAGCTGTCCTGCGTGAAGTCCGTTCTGTTTGCCGTTTGATGGCTTGTCAAATTGGAAAAGTCTGAATTCAACCGTTCCCTTTGTAAAGGTTGCGTGGAGGTTGAGCATATGGTATCTACTTCCATTGTAATGGTGACTTCTGCCGTAGTTTTCATCGTGGCTCTTGTACCATACATCGGCAAGCTCCGACATTGTTTTCGGCTTTCTTCTGTTGACCTGCTCTAAAAATCTTATGTCAACCGTTCTGCAGTATCTTCTTACTCTGACCTCGTCAAGGTTCAAAGCGTCAATCAAAAGCTGTTCGTGGCTTGCCATAATGTTTGCAAGGTTTCTGAGTGTCTTTGCCGTGTGGCCTTTTGCACCGATGTGAATGTGTACTCCGCAACCTCTTGTTGAGTCGCTCTTTGCACCCGCTTTTCTTAATATCCTTACAAGCTCCTGCAAGGTTTCAATGTCTGAATAGTTTAAAATCGGTGTGACCATTTCGCATTTCTCACTGTCAATTCCCGCAATGCTGACATCTTTTTGGAATTTCCACTCCCTGCCTTGCTCGTCATATGCTGACCAAGTGCAGTAGCCGTTTCTGTCGGCTGTGTTTTCAAATCTGCCTGTGCCGAAGAACTCGGCTGCGATTTTTGCGGCTTTGTTCCTTGTGATGTTGTTCATCTCAACCTCAACGCCGATTGTCTGCTTTTTCATTTCCTCGATTTGTCTTAATGCCTTTGTATTCATAGTGTCCTCCGTTTTTGTAATTGTGTATTTCCTTTTGTTGTACACATATTCGCTCTTTTTGAAGGATATATCAATACGATTACTGCACAATCATTTTGCAAGATTATTGTGTATATCTATTCCCTTTCAACCTCTTTCACAAGCTCGGTATACGGGATTTTTCTACCGTTTCTTTCAACAAACACACCTTCTGCATTGTTTGTATTTTCAACATATCTTCTTAAAATTACTGAGGCGTATTTTTCGTCGAGTTCCATCATATAGCAAATTCTGTTCATCTGTTCACATGCCATCATAGTTGAACCGCTTCCTCCAAAAGTGTCGATCACAACACCGTTTTCCTGAGTTGAATTGCCAATAGGATAGCTGAGTAAATCAAGTGGCTTTGATGTTGGGTGATTTGCATTTCTTTTTGGCTTGTCAAAATTCCAGATTGTAGTTTGCTTTCTGTCCGAGTACCACTTATGCTTTCCGTTCTGCACAAAACCATAAAGTACAGGCTCGTGCTGCCACTGATAATCAGAGCGACCAAGAACAAGACTATCCTTCACCCAGATGCAACAACCGGCAAGATGAAAGCCTGCATCAATAAACGCCTTTCTGAAATTAAGTCCCTCTGTATCAGCATGGAACACATATGCTGAACCTCCATTCTCAAGATGTTCAGCCATACACTTAAATGACGCAAGCAGAAAATTGTAGAACTCCTCGTTTTTCATACTGTCATTCTGAATTGTCAGGCCTGATGAGCTCTTAAAAGATACACCATACGGCGGATCAGTCAGTATAAGATTTGCCTTTGTATTGCCCATAAGAGTTGATACATCTTCACTTGATGTTGCATCACCACACATTAGTCTATGCCTACCAACAGTCCAGACGTCACCTTTCTCAACAAACGAGGCCTTTTCAAGTGCTGCGGTTAGGTCAAAGTCATCATCTTTTGCATGGCTTTGGTTATCATCGCCGAATATATCCATTAGCTCAGCTTCGTCAAATCCGGTCAGGTTCAAATCAAAATCAGCACCTTGCAGTGATTCAATTTCTACCTTCAAAAGTTCCTCGTCCCAGTCGGCATCAAGAGCCATTCTGTTGTCGGCAAGTATGTAGGCCTTCTTTTGTGCATCGGTAAGGTAGTCTACAAATACACAAGGCACTTTATCAATGCCCTCTTCTTTTGATGCCATAATTCTGCCGTGACCGGCAATGACATTATAATCTCTGTCAATTATTACGGGGTTGATAAAGCCAAATTCTCTGATTGATGCTCTCAGCTTGTTGATTTGCTCCTTTGAATGTGTCCTTGCGTTATTCACATACGGAATCAGCTTGTCTATGTCAACAAGGTTCATCTCCGATACTCTATTCATATTGCATTTTCCTTTCCTCCATCAAAACACAAAAGCCTTTCTTTGCTCCTGCTATGTCACCGTGAAGTGCCTGTCCTCTCAAGGTTAAAAACTCCTGCCTTTTCAGCCTGTGTTTATATCTTTTAAGTGTTTTTAAAAATTGTGTCAATTCGTTCTGTTCGTTCATCATTTTATCTTCCTTCTGAGCAAAAGCTCCATAGTATCGTTCGGGTTATCCTCAAACGGAACCGTGCAGTTTTGCTTTACAATATCGTAAATCTCATACCAGATAAGGTTTGCACTTTTCTGATACTGCTGACTCATCTGTACGAACGGCGACGAGATTACTCCGCCCGTGGTCGGGTGCTTTCCAAGCAAGCCGTAGGTGCTCGTTGCCTCCTCACGCTGAATGTATCTTGCAAATGCCTGAGCATACGCTTCAATCAATCTCGGATTGACAAGCCGTTCGCAACCACGCTCTTTAAGCCACAACCAAGTTTCCTTGTATATCTCATCTGCTCCGAGAGGCACTCCGTTCTTCTGCTTTGCCGAAAGATAGTCTGCCGGTTTTGGCATATCCGCACCTTCAACAACTGCACCCTCAGGTAGGTCAACGGCCTCAAGTTCCGCACTCGTAAGCACGGGTATATCGTTTTCCATTAGCCGAACAGCCTGACCTTTTTGCAATTTTTCTGCCACGGACATTGGCTTGTCACCGGCCCGAACTCGTCTGCCACCTCTGTTTGTACCGTCCTTTGCCATATAAAATCACCTTCTTTCACAATTTTTAATACCCCGTTTGAACTGCCGTTTTTGTGCGTGACACCCTCCGCCGTTGTCCGGGTAGAAAGGTCGTAGAGATTTGACCCGCCCCACGGTCACCGATCTCCGAGCTCGTGATGGATCTTCGTGTGGCACGACTGGCACAGGCTCATCAGGTTGCTGGCCTCGTGTGTGCCGCCTTGAGAAATAGGAAGAATATGATGAACTTCCTCGACCGGTGTCAACCGGCCTTCCTTGAGGCACTGCTCACACAGGGGGTGCGCCGCTGCGTACCTGTCACGGATGCGCTTCCAAGCCCTACCGTATTTGCGGTTGACGTCCGGGCTGCGCTCGTACTTGTTGTAACGGTCCCGGTCTAGCTTCTCATGCTCCGGACAGAAGCGTCTATCAGTAAGCCTTGGACAGCCGGGGTGAGCGCAGGGCTTCTTTGGGCTCCTTGGCACATAATCACCTCGCTTTCCGGGCATAACAAAAGCCCTGCGGGAAAGGGGCTCCCACAAGGCTTCCGTAGGTTTTACTTTGTCCATCATAATACTATCATAAGAGGCGACTCTCAATCTCTCTCATTTACTCTCATGATGGCGGCCACACAAGCAAGTGCCGTATCGTGCATCCGATATATGTGCTGGATGCTGTAATGCATCTCAACCGCAATCTTCTCCCACGAGAGGAAGCACAGATACCGCTTCTCCAGCAGGGTTTGCAGTTCAACATCCGAAACGGCCCGGATTGTTGCCATGATTTCCTTCTTCAGTTCCACCAGATTCTCGACGTCGTGTTTCAGGCTTTCCTCAACCTTGATAATTTTCAAAACGGCTCGTTCTATTTTGGAGCCGCCACGATTCGGGTTTCTGGGCATGTCGCTGTAAACGATAGTGCAGGATGTGGCCAGTTCATTTAAAGACTCGATCTGCTGGAGCTTGGATTTAATTCGCATATCCAGCGTCCGGGCCTGTGACAGGTATTCTTTAGCGGTCATTTTGCTTCTCCTTCCGTAGCTCTTTAATGAGGAATTCCGTATCGACTTTTGACAGGACACCGAACCAGCCGGAACGGAAGAAACACTCAATTTCCTGAAGCTGCTGTTCATCGTCGGTCAGCCGATAATCCTTGGCCGCCTGCAGAATGATGGCGTTTGCCAGATTCTTGTATGGGTTCAAAGTCGCACCTCCGAATTTGTGATCACTCGGATTGGCGTAGATTGTCGAATATTGTCGTTAGATTTTCAGATTTGCCTTGACCGCAGCGATCAGAGCCGACTGCGTTTTGTCTTTGGCCTTCAGAGCCCGGAGGATTTGCTCGTCGATGGTATCGTCCGTCACGATATGCTGTACGACCACGGTTTCTTCGGTTTGACCTTGCCGCCAGAGCCTTGCTATGGTCTGGGAATAGAGCTCCAAGGACCATGTGAGGCCGAACCAGACGATGGTGTTGCCGCCGGTCTGAAGATTGAGGCCATGCCCGGCAGAAGCCGGGTGAATCAGAGCTACCGGGATTTCGCCGTTGTTCCATCTGCGGATACTGTCGGCTTTGTCCAGCTTGGAAAACGGGATATGCCGATCATGCAGCCGTTTCATGATCCGCTCCAGATCATGCTGGTACCAATAGGCCACCAGAAGAGGCTTGCCGTTTGCCGACTCGATAATGTCCTCCAGAGCGTCCAGCTTCTGCTCGTGAATGGGGACCGTATTCCCGGCATCGTCGTAAATGGCACCATTGGCCATCTGGGAGAGCTTGCCGGAGAGGGCTGCGGCATTAGCAGCGGATATTTCACCATCGGGCAGGTCCAGAATGAACTGTTTTTTCATCTCGTCGTAGGCGTCCTGTTCATTGGGACTGAGATAGACCTTGTATTCGCTGGATATGAGTTCCGGCATCTTCAGGTGGTCCGTGGATTTCATCGAAATGGTGATATCCGAGATTTTCCGGTATATGGCTTGCTCGGCACCGGGTTTCGGACGGTAGCTGTAAACGATCTGGCCGTTCATGGCGTCCGGCACGAAATACTCCTGCCGATAATAGGTAATGAACCGACCGAGGCGTTTTCCCATGTCGATGACCTTGAACTCTGCCCACAGATTCATCAGTCCGTTGCTGGCCGGAGTGCCGGTGAGTTCAACGACACGCTTGATCCTGGGCCGTACCTGCATCAGAGCCTTGAAGCGTTTTGACTGGTGGTTTTTGAAGGAAGAAAGCTCGTCCACTACGATCATGTCGTAATCAAATGGGAGCTTACTTTTCTCGATGAGCCATTGGACGTTCTCACGGTTGATGATGTAGATATCAGCTTTCTTCGTCAGGGCCGATTTTCGCTCAGCCTCGCTTCCGACCGCCACCGAATAGGTCAGGTGGTGAAGCTGGTCCCACTTTTGAAGCTCTGCGCTCCAAGTATCACGGGCTACTCGAAGCGGAGCGATGACCAGCACCTTATGAACCTCGAAGCTGTCGAACAGCAGGTCCGCAATAGCGGTCAGTGTGATGCTCGTTTTGCCAAGGCCCATGTCCAGCAGCATGGCAGCGAAGGGATGGTCTTCGATATAGTTGATTGCGTACCTCTGGTATTCATGCGGTTCGTATTTCATCAAGTATCCCTCCAATCTGCTCAGGGGCATCAAGGATATATACCTTGAAGCCCAGCCGCCGCAGTAATCCGTGTCTGGCTACCTGCAAAGGTCTCGGTTCCTTACCTGGTGCCTTGACCTCCACGAATCCGATCTTGCCTCCGGGCAGCAGCACCAGTCGATCCGGCATCCCATCGAATCCGGGACTCACCAGTTTCGGTGCAATGCCGCCGCTGTTTTTCACGGCTTTGACTAAGTGTTGTTCTATGATTTTCTCTCGCATAATGTTCCTCCATCAGGAATTAGAGTGGGTGGTGACGGTCGATGACAGTCTTTACAGAAACTATTCTTAGAACACTAAAAAACAAGACCTAAGAAAAGTTACGGAATTACCCGTCATCGACCGTCACCCTTGGTTCAATCAAGAAAGTCCGACTTAAGCTGCAGGCCAAAAAGCAGCCGTGCAGATTTACTTCTTTTCCTTTCAAAACCGGCGCATTCCAGCGCAGTGTAGAAATCAGTCGTGTTGCGGATATAGTCACCCACCTGCATGCAATAGCTGCGGTATGCGTTGTAGACATCTCCGGATTTAGCGGAATAGGAGCTGTCAATCTCACAGCATTCATCGAGGAACTGCGAGAGCCAGTCGTTATTGTCCTTGTACTTCTGAATCGCAGAATCCACCACGGCTGGCTTTACGATGTGATAATCCTTTTCGATCACACGCTTGGCACCGGTCATGATCCATTTCAGGATTGCACCGCCAGCTTTGTTGAAAAGGTAATCGGCATAGTTTTTGATGTCAGAGGAACCTTCAATCTTGGCGTTAAACGGAATGACAATCAGCCTACGCCATGTTCCGGCATCAATCGCACCGACCTTCGGCAGGTGGTTCGTGTAAAGCACAAGGGTATGGCTCGGTACGAAACTGAACGGGTCCTTGTACTTTTTCTCCGCATAGATCTCGTCCGTTGAACAGAGCTGTTTGACGTTTGATGTGTTCAGGCGCATGCCTTCCTCCAGTTCGGCGGCAATGATTATCCGTTTACCTTTGGCTTCAGCCAGCTCCGGCTTTACATTCCGCTTGCATCCGACAGTCAGAGTGTCTGCGGACATGTTGCCGCTATAGGTACCCATCACACGGGAAAGCGTATTCCAGAAGGTGGATTTTCCGTTACGGCCTTCACCGTAGGCAATGATCAGGCCTTCGACACAGACCTTCCCGATAGCGGAAAGGCCAGCGATCTCCTGAACATAATCGATGAGCTCGTTGTCACCGCAGAAGAAGGTCTCCAAAGCGTCCTGCCAGATATCCATACCACCACCGGACGGGTCAACCGTGGTCTGCTTGGTAATGGAATCCGCAGGAGTGTGCTCATGAGCGGAAGGAAGGCCAATACGAAGGTCGTAAGTAGCTGACGGGGTGTTGAGCAGAAATTCGTCTGCGTCAAGCTGCCGCTGGTCAATCTCAACCATCGGATGTGCTTCCTTTAAGGCAGCGGTGATGTATTTGGAATCTCTGCGCTTGATGGCATAGTTGCGGTAGGTCGTGGCGTTCTCGTACTTTTGGAAAGAACGAGCCTGTTCCGAGCTGAAAGCCATAGCCGCTTTCTTTGGACCCATCGATGCCAGCAGCTCCCATGCGCCGTTTTTCATCATTTCGTCGGTTGCCTTCTTGATCTCGGTTTCGGCCTCCTCAAGCTGGCGAGTGGTGAGTTCCTGCGCTACGGCCTGAGCCTTGGGCTTGGATTCCTCCCAGAACCGACCGTTGTAGACCAGAAAATCAGTCGAGGGTGAATAGCGGAGCTTTCCCTCATATTCTCTTGCCAGCACCGTGGCCTGTCCGACGTCGGAATAGTCGGAGGGCTTGAGCTGAAGGCCCTGATTGTATTGCTCCGGAGGAATGTATCCTTCCTGTGCAGCGACCTTCCCATAGAACCGCTGTGCGCTGTGCCAGATGCTGTCGAGCTCCGACTGCTCCAAAGGCAGCTGACAGCAAGCGGCCACTTCCGCAAAATGCTTATGTGCCTCATCGGTATTGCCGAAGCGTTTCAGGATGCGTCCAGCATAATGGGACAGCGTGGCGTTGCGGCTGCCTTCGGGAATGACGATGTCGCCATAGCTGCCGGAGTCCATGTTGGCGTCAAAATCGTCGTCAGCAAGGAAGGTAGTAAGCGTCATCGGACCGTCGAAGATCTCGACCTCCGGCTTCTTTGTCCCGAAGAAGAACCGAGCGGCATCGAGTGCCTTGGTGTCGAAGTACGGGAAGATGCTGTTGACCAGCTTTTTCATCTCGCTGTACTGGCCGGGTTCGATGACTCGATCAATAGCGAAGAAGACGTGGAACTTCGGCCTTGCAGCTTTGCCACCTTTGGCTTTCATGTGATTGCGGCTGTAGTGAACCGCAAAGGCAACACCGGGAAAAGCAGTAGCAACGTCTGAGGGATAGACCCATTCGTCCGGATCGTCGCTGTGGTCGTTATCACAATCGACCGGCAAGCAGTCGGAGCCGATGAAATTGTCGTTGCTGCGGTAGTTGCCCTGATACTCAGCACAAACATAATCGTGCTTTACAGCTTCGATGAGGCTGTCCTTCCCGGTGACCTCGACCTTATGAGGGTAGGTACAGTTTTCAGGCACCTCCAGACAGTTGGAGCGGTATAAAGTGAATCTCATCTTGTTACCTCCTCGCAGGTCTCGCTGAAGTAGCGGATTCGGTGTCCCTTCCAAGTCGCTCTCTTGATCTCGGCCTCCATGCCCTCGGAGATCCGGTCACCAAAGACCCACATTTCGGCGCATTTACTCAGGATGGCATTCCCAAAAAGCAGACCCAGCTCACGCTCCTTGGGCTTGTTGTCGTCAAGGAACTGCGGAAACAGCAGGTGCGGTGCGATGGGAATGTATCCGGCCTCTACCGCAAAATGGCTGTAGCGTCTGGCGGCAGCGGTGTTGCGTTCGACATCTCCGGCATACGGACTGCAGATATACACGATGGGCCTGAATGCCCGGAGAGCTTTTTCTTCTTTTTCAATGGCACAGAAGGCTCCGAATGCTGTGGGATCGGCATAACCTTCTGCGTTTTTGTATTCGGCCATGATAGGCACCTCCAATCTAAAGTTCTCACTACCCACTGGAGGGTTTAGTGGTATTTGAACGAATCAAAATCAGTCTTTTTTATAAAACATGGTCTCGTAGCCATCAGCACGGAGCTTGAGGGCGTCTGCCCACGGTGGGGTCCGACCCATCTGTTTGCAGAGGACCTTCAGGTCAACGCCGGGGCTGGCTTCGATGACCAGCTCGTCGTGAATGTGCATGGTAATGAAGCAGTGCGACAAGGTCCGCATTGCGTAGCAGAGAATGTCACGGGAGGTAGCTTGGACGATGTTCTCCACGAGCTTCGGCCCGTAGGTCTCCAGCCGCTCCCACTTCTTTGTGCCGCCGATACCCTCGTAGGTGATACACTCGCTGCCGAACTGATTTGTACCGAGCTTAGGCTTTACATAGGAAAGGCGTCTGCCGGACGGGAGCGTAATGAAGAGCATCCCGCTCTGGTAGCAGAACTTGATGCCGCAGACATCGCCGTCCATGTGATACTTCACGGCATTCATAGCTGCTCGGTCGATATCCCACCAGAACCTCACAATGTTCTGGTTCGAGTTGCGCCAAGCGGTGACCAGCGGCTGAAGCTCGTCTTCTGAAAGGCCCATCTCCATGGCTCCCATCGCTTTGAGAGCTCCTACAGAGCCGCCATAGCCGAGGGCGAGTTCAGCAATTTTGCCTTTTTGCCGCAGGTGGCCGTTCACGCCGTGCTTTTCAACGGGAACCTTGAACATCTGCGATGCGGAGGCGCAGTAGATGTCGCCGCCTTTTTCAAAGACCTCCTGACGCCAGATTTCACCGGCAAACCACGCCAGCACTCTGGCCTCGATTGCCGAGAAGTCGGAGACGATGAAAGATGAGGTTAGATAACGATACTTTTTGAAACACAGTAAAATCAAGGTTTTTCGGACAACGGACAAGCATGGTTTGTACTACAACTAAATATTGCACCGCACAAGCGGCGTTTCCCACTTCCACACGGAAGAACAGGAACGCCGCTTTTTTCATGCCCTTTGTTACGCAGTAGGGGCAGAAAAAGCCTTGCTACAAGCGGCTTTGCGAGTGCGAAAACCACTTAGGCGATACTTGATACCTAAACCCTCAAAATCGCCGTTCTACTGCGTAACAAATCCACAGCAAAAGGAGTGATGAAGCT